CCTCAGGCGAATCGCTGGCTTACACCATCGCTTACCATTATCGCACAAAGTCTGACGATACCATCCGCACAGGCTCGTTTGTCACCAATAGCGGCAGAACCGCCACTGCAACCTCCGTCGTTACGCTTAACATCACCGAAACCGATATACTCGCACAAATTGCGACCACTGACGCTGAACTCGTTAGCTATACCGTCACCTGCGGCCAACGTTCTGCAACCTTCTTCATCGACCGAAACCTCGATGGCGCACGGCAGTTTGCTTTCCGCAACTGCTTTAACGTGCTCGAAGTTGCGCAGTTTCAGGGCGTCACCACCGCCAAAACTGACGTTGACCGCTCCGTCGCTGTGGTCAATGGTGTATCAAGCTTCTACAACCAACAATCGACCAAAACCTACGAAGTGGAAGTAACAGGCTTGACTGCCGACGAATCGGAGTGGGTTGACCAACTGCTCACTTCCTACGAAGTTATCACCGTGGTTGACAACCCATGCGACAGCGCTGACCCACTTGTCCTCGCCACCGTTCTCATCACCGATATTACCTGCGAAATGCAGGACGGCGACGAGAAACCGAACTCGCTGAAATTCACCTGGCGCTACGCCAACGACCGCCCGTTCATCCAACTCACTGCATCCTCAGGCATCTTCACATCTCCCTATAATCTTGTATTCTCATAATGGCTCGCTCGATACACATCTCAACTGCAAGGCACATCCTCAATAGTGGCGACCCAGTCGACCTCCTTGTCTGGAGATCTGACGGTTCAATCATCGCCTACAATAACTGCATCTCGCTCAGATACAGCTATTACGGCGGCTGGCGCAACATCAAGCTGCTCGCCTCAGGAGAATGCCGCAAAGTCCGCGACGTCACCATCTTTTCTGTTAATGGATGCACAGTGTTCCTATAATGGCAACCTTTGAGCATTTGCATATTCTGCTGAAAATGCATACATTTGCAATTATCAATTTTAATAGCGCACGATGAATAAATTAATTTTCCCAATCATTATTTCTTTTTGTCTATGTTTTACTTCTTGCGAAGAACCTGATGCAGATCTTCGTTTTGAGATAGAAACACTGACAGATAAAAATGCTGTTATGTTAAAGTATTATTCGGTTGACCCTTCTTGTATGCCAAAATCATATACGCTCTATGTCGATGAGGAAAGTAGCGTTGACATAACATTAGTTTGTACAAACTATAATGAGCCGTTATGTTTTTACAATACCAAAGATGATTCTAATATCGAAACCAATGGGTGTTCTGCAAGCATAAATGGCTCGACTATTACAATCAAGTGTTATCCGACGACAGAATATGGAGATGACGCATATTACACGATATTGCCTATCTGCGCTAAAAATAACACTAATCTATCAACGAGCATAGCAGTAGAAAGATGTCAAAAAAGTTTCTTGACAAGTAACTAACTTAATTCACTGTCTTTTCGCAACCTTACACGGGTCCATAACTTTGTGGCATATACCACTAAGTTATGGACTCGCTTAATTTTAATTCCGTAGAGACGTTGCCCGGCTACAATGCCAGAGCAGCGTTCACCGTAAACTCCTCGTCGGTGTTCAAAGAGGACATCGACACCGTGCCCATCATCATCGACGACACCCTCAGCTATATGCCGTGGGGTGCCGACAATCAGATGCCGTTCAAGATTCTCAATCTCATTGAGAAAGACGAAACTCTCTCCACCTGCCAAGTATTCAACGCCGAAGTCTGCTATGGCTCCGGATTGCAGTACAACTGCTCCGAGGCCACTGCCGCCTATGTGCGCGATGAAGTTGAGAACTTCATGCTTGACAACGACCTCGCCTCATACTTCTTGGGCGTATCGCAAGACTTCAAACACTTCGGCTTTGCCGTCAGCGTTATAATCCTGAATGAGGACGCAACCCGTGTGGTGCGCCTCCTTCGCAAAGAAGCTTGCTACTGCCGTTTCGCGGCTGCCGACGCTCGCGGCATCATCCCCAAAGTGCTCTATGCCAACTGGCGCAGACCTATCTCGTCGAAATCCGACATCGAGGTCATCGACCTGCTCAATCCGGCTTCACCGTGGCGAGATCTGCAAAGCAAACTCGCCAAAGGCTCGAAAACGCGCAAGTTTGCCGTTCTATCTCGCATCCCAACCGTTGACAGCACTTATTATCCAATTCCTTACTATGCAGCACTTTTCAAAGGAAAGTGGTACAATATCAAGCAACTAATCGGCATCGCCAAAGAAGCGAAGCTCCGCAACTCTGCGCCAATAAAATACCATATCGAAGTCGGTGCAAAATATTGGGAATCAATATTTCGTGCCGAGGGCATCACCGACCGACGCAAGCAACAGGAGCGCATCGTCACCGAAAAGCAGTCAATACTTGATTTCCTGACCGGTGCCGAGAACAGCGGCAAAGCCTGGTTCTCCACGTTCTACATCTCGCCCGACGGACACGAGCAGCACGATGTGGTCATCAACAAGATTGACAGCAGCAAAGAGGGTGGTGACTGGGAAACCGACATACAGGAGGCCATCAACATGATTTGTTTCACGATGCGCGTTCACTCAAATCTTGTTGGCTCAGTCCCGGGCAAAGCCCAGACGAATAACAGTGGGTCAGACAAGAGAGAGCTTTACACAATCGCTCAGGCTCTCCAGAAACCGTATCACGACTTGCTTTTCACCGTTCATCGCATCATCATCCGTTTCAACGGCTGGCAAGGAGTAACCGTTGATGTTCCTTTCATTCAATTAACCACGCTCGACGAACACACCGACGCTAAACCCGTAACTACCAATGGCGAACACTAAACTCATAAATAACGAAGAAACCCTTCGCACATATCTGCCCAACGCTTTCGCTTCCGTGAAAGGCGAAACCTCTCTATTCGAGAAACTGCAACCATTTCTCGAAGTTGCAGAAGAGTGGGTGAAAACAACCTTTACTTCTGAATCAACTTTTAATACCATAGCCGGCTATGCCGACTCCAATGTTATCAAAACTATAACTGCTCGTGTCGTTGTCGCTGAAGCTTTTCGGTGCGCCATCCCGTCGCTCGACTTAGTTCTCACTCCGAATGGGTTTGGCACGGTCGGCAACAATAATGTTGCTCCGGCTTCCAAGCCCCGTGTCGATAGACTGATAGGCTCTATGACATCGCTTCGCGACGACGCCATCGGGCTTTTGCTCGATGAAATCGTCACAGCCTCGAAATGGAGCAGTTCTAAGCAAGCGGACTTCTTCCGCGCTACGCTCTTCCCGAATCTCGATATCGTCACCGCCGCCGGTTCTTACTCAGGCTCCGCGTGGGATCGTTACCTCGAACTTCGCCCAAAGGTCATTGACATCGAGGAATCGCTCGCCGAAGATTTCTTCTCGCTGGAGCTGATGACCGTCTTGCGCCAAAGGGTATTGGCACATAATTTGAGAACCGACGACGAAACCGTTGTCTCCGCCATCAAAGCGCAAATTATCGCCGTCATTCGTGGCGAGAATATCAATATGCGGAAAATGATTTACATCGTCAACTTCATCCGCGACAATGCTGACTCGTTCCCCGAGTGGCACAGCTCCGACACCGCCAAGCTTTTCTCACCGCCCATCTTCCGCAACAAGAAGGAGTCACCCGGCTACTTTTTCTAAATACGTCACAGAGAACAGCTCCGTCGCGTTCACACGTTGTTTGATATGATGCAAATAGGTCATGGCACGAAGCGCGGATTTTCCTTTGCAAAGTTAGAATGTGCGCCGGCAGGTCAAGGGCAAAACGTGTATGTATCGAAAATCTTCCTCCATGCGGAGCGTATTATTTCGACATACCCTTGACCGCAACAGCCGTCTATGCACATCCTTTGGTTTGCGCGTAAAATCAAACGTGCTTCGGCACATAACTCTTTAAATTATTTGCATCATGATTACATCAAACAAACGCTCAGAACTTCAAAAGGACTTCGCTAACCTCACTGACTATTCGGCTAAATGCCCAAAAGGTTGCCGCTCATTCTTCGCTTTCGTCAGCTT